GTCTCGAAAATGCCATTCGAGGATTTCAAGCGTTGGCTCTTCTCTTCACACGCTGCGAAGAAGCGCCTTCCTGATGCTCGGTCCTTTGACGCCAAGCATCGCGCCTATTCGCTTGTACGAAAGTCCAGCAGTGCCAGTGCCCTTCTTACGCATGAAGCCGAGCATAGCTCAGTATCAACGAACGTACGTGTGATGCGACTCGTGAAGGGCTACGGGCCGGACACTTACACGCATGGTGTGAACATCGACTCGCAAGGGTCGAGCGCTGGTGAGCGCGTGATCCCGCAACCTGTGCCTGACATGCGGACGTGGCAGCAGCCGAAGACAGCCGCAGCGAAGGTGCAAGAACGCGATGCGAATCGTCGACGACGTCGAGCGTTTGCGCGCTGGTCGCAAGGCGCGTTGAGCTTGTACGGGGAGCCGCCTGATCGAAAGTTGCGGTACAAGCATCAGTACCTGACGGCGTACAAGGATCGTAAGGCGATGCTTGCGACGCGTTCGCCGCAGATCGTGGCTGACCCAATCTCAGACGATTCGCGCTAGAGTCGCGCGCAAGGGGCACCGTGAAGCAGAAGCGCGCGAAGAAAGAGCATCCCGTGAGCGAGGCGCAGAGGCGCTGGGCGTTCGCTGCAGAGGCAGAGGGCAAGCTGCCCAAGGGCAAGGCTCGCGAATGGTCGCATCGCGTGAAGGGCCAGCACTTGCCGGCGCACACGAGCAAATCTCTTGATCCGATTGACTCGCTTGTGAAGGGCGATGGCAAGGGTAAGACGGTCACGACGGCCGATGCGACGCGTGCGGCGAAGCGGTTCGGCATCCGTTGGGATCGTGCGCGCTTCTCGCTTGAAGACCTGCGCACAGGCATGCAGGTCGAGCTTGAGCACACGGCGAGCAAGATGCGCGCGGCCGACATCGCGATCGATCATCTTGTCGAGGCACACGGCTACTACAATCGGCTGCGTGAGGTCGAAGGCGAAGGCGCGCCCGACACGACGCGCGAGAAAGTCACGACGCGTCCAGACATGACGAAGGGAAACACCATGCACGATCCGATCGAAGCACTCGCAAAAGCATTCCCCCCGAAGAAGAAGCCGCCGCCGCAAGGCGCTGGCGACGAGCCTGCCGATCCGTACGTGCAGCAAGATCAGGACTACGGCGACGACACGAGCGGCGCGTTCGACGGTGACGATGACAGCGACACGGAAGTGCCGGACCAAGATGACGACGGCGTGCCGGACGACAACGAGTTCGAAGACGAGAACGACGACGAGTTCGAGGGCCAAGATGGCGACGCGGACGCGGACGGTGTGCCGGATGAAGCCGATCTCGACGACGACAACGACGGGCAGCCCGACGCGCCCGGCGAAGGCGCGGGTGAAGGTCTGGGCGGCGAAGACGGTGATCTCGAAAGCGACGTGCAGCCGGGTGATCCGAATGCAGTGATCTCGAAGCTCGCTGCGCTTGAGCGCGACTACTACGCCGCCAAGGGCATGCACGGCGCGGGGCACCACAAGACCGAAGCCTTGCTCGATCAGTACCATCGCGCGGTGCGTGAGCTGGTGCGCGACGTTGCGGGTGGGCAAGGCGGGCAGGCCCCGCAGCCGGGCATGCCGCCTGGCGACAGCGACGACGACGGCGTGAGCGACGACGTCGACGATGAAGATGGGATCGACAGTGACGGTGACGGGTCTGATCAAGACTCGCCTCCGCCCTTCGGTGCGAAGCCTGAGCAGGGCAAGAAGCCTCCCTTCGGCGGCGCGAGCGTGAAGCCCGGACAAGGTAAGCCTCCCGCAAAGAAGCCGACGGCGTTCGGCGGAGGCACGAAGCCGTCGCCCAAGCCGATGCAGGGCAAGGATGCGTTTCAGGGCAAGCCTGAAGGGAAGCCGCAGCCGAAGAAGAAGCCGCCCTTTGGCAAGTCGGTCGATGCGATCGACGCGCTGCGTGGCGACGCGCCGTTGAAGAAGAGCCTTTACGACTTCGCGTCGAGTGGCGGCACGATCAACAGTCAGTTTCTGATGCCCTACCTCGTGGCCTTCATCGAGACGGCGTACGAGGCGTGCGCGGCCGAAGCTCCGAGCGATCGCTACGCGCTCGATGCGATGTCGTGCGCGATCATGTGCAAGCTCGTGTCGCTGCTACCCAAGAACACGAACCTGAACGCAGCGGCAACGAAGTACAAGATCACGGCCGAAGGGATCGCGAAGATCCTGAAGGATCGCGGCATCGTGTCGGCCGAAGAAGCCGAAGCCTCGCGCGCTGGGCTCACCGGCGAAGATGAGTCGCTCGAAGCCATGGGCGCGGGCGGCATCGGCGGCGCGGTGCTCACCACGAAGAGTTGGTTCGACGTCGACGATCGCGATCCGCTGCTCAAGGGTGCAGACGGCGTGCGTGGCGTCGCGCGCGCGTACATGCGCAGTGCTCAGGTCGTGTTGGTCGACGACACCATCGATCCGGGCAAAGCACTGGCGAAGGCGCAGCGAGCTGTGACACCTTCCTTCCTGCGACACGACGAAGAAGCGCGCCCCAACATCAACGGGTCGTGCATGATCCACGGTCACGCAGACCTGACGAAGAGTCAGAACCTGTGGAATCCGCATGCGCGCTGCACTTGCCCGCGCAACTGAAACGCTGAGGGCTCATGGGCATCACGGACGATCTCAGAAAAGCAGCACTCGCGGGCGTCAACGCCGCTCGCGATTGGGCTGCGCGTAGCGATGACGATGTCTCGTTCGAAGACATGCAGTCTCTGCTGATCAAAGGGGGCATCGCTCAGCCCACCGATGAGAAGCCGCGCGCTATGTTTCACGATCCTTACTCGATCTTGGATTGGGGCGGTTGGCGTCAACGGCCGAGCATTCTCACCTACGACACGCTGCGTGCGATGGCGACGAGCTGCACGCCGATCGCGGCGATCATCAACTTGCGCGTCAACCAGATCAGCCAGTTCGCGCGCCCGCAGCAGGGCGACTACGACAAGGGCTACCGCGTTGTGCTGCGCGACCGGCGAGATCGCTTTCGCGTGATGACAAAGGCCGAGAAGAAGCGCGCGACCGAGATCGAGCGCATGCTCGAAACCACGGGCGTGCTCTTGCCGCACGAGGACGCGACCGACCGCGACTCGTTCCGCACGTTCTTGCGTAAGGGCGTGCGCGACACGCTGACGTACGATCAGCTCGTGTTCGAAAAGCAGCGCGACCGCGCCGGCCACGTGTCGCGCTTCATCTGCCTTCCGAGCGAGACGATTCGCCCTGCCGTGGTTGATCTTGAGCACGTCGACGCAGCGCTCATGGCAGACCGCGTGGCGTACGTGCAGATCTACGAGAGCACGGTGATCGCCGAGTTCGCGCAGCGCGACATCGCGTGGTGCATCATGAACCCGCGCAGCGATCTGCGTTCGAACGGCTTTGGCTTCTCGCCGATCGAGCAGATCGTCAGGCTCGTGTCGTCGTGGTTGTTCGGCTTCGAATACAACACGCGGTTCTTCACGCAGGGCTCGGCGATCAAAGGCCTGCTCAACATCAAGGGCGCAGTACCAGACCGTCAGATGCGCGCATTCCGGCGCATGTGGTACGCGCAGCTTGCCGGCGTGAACAACGCGTGGCGCACGCCCATCCTCAACTCAGAAGATGTGCAGTGGGTCAACATGCACAGCACGAACCGAGAAATGGAATTCTCGGCGTGGATGGACTGGCTCACGAAGCTGATCTGCGCGGTCTACGGCGTCGATCCTGTCGAGATCAACTTCCAGTTCGGTAACACGGGCCAGAAGTCCGCGATGGGCAACCAGAGCAACGAAGACAAGGTGGTCGAGTCAAAGGACAAGGGTCTGATGCCGCTTGTCGATCACATTCAGGATTCGATCAACAGTCACATCCTGTGGGATCTTGAGCCTGACTTCGAGTTCGTGTTCCAAGGCCTGCAGCGCGACTCCGAAGAGTCAGAGCGCGAGGCACGCATCGCAGAGTCGGCCGCGTTCAAGACGGTTGACGAGGTGCGCGCCGAAATGGAGCTGCCCGCGTTGCCCGACAAGATGGGGCAGATGATCCGCGACTCGACGTGGCTGCAGTGGGCGAGCGGGATCAAGCAAGAGCAGCAGCAGGCCATGCAACCGCCAGGTATGCCGGGCATGGATGACGGCGGTGCTCCGCCGCCTGCGCAGCTTGGTTCGGGTGACGACGACGATCAGCCGGATGATCTGCTACATCGTGACGACGACGCGAGCAGCTCTTCGCACGCGTTCGATGACGACGACGATCTGCTGCATCACCAGTACGCGAAGAGCGCGGCGCGCGACGTACAGCGCTTCGTGCTTGATCGCCTGCGCAAGGCTGAGGTACGGCACAGCGTCGAGGGCGACCAACAAGAGATCGAGATCGAGGTCTGACGATGCCAAGAATCAACGCAGAGATCACCGTTCAGGTCGCGCAAGAGACGAGCTTCGAAGAGGTGCTGTTCGAGCGCGCGTTCACGCAGGTGATCGACTCGCTGGTGCGCGCAGAGAGCGGGCTCTACATGCTCGCCGCTGGCGAACTGAACACGCCTGTCGACTTCGGCGATGTGGCGCAAGCGCGCATGATCTACATCGAAGCCGATGGCGAGCTGGAAGTGACCTTCGGCGGCGTGCCCGGCACAGTGGCCACGCTGCTCGGTGCCGGCGCCTCGTTCCCGACGGGCTTTGCTGGCGGCGAAGCATTCAGCTTCAAGGTCGACGGCGTCGCTGTCGCCGGCACGTTCTTGATCGGAGATCAGACCCTGCAGCAGGTCGTGAACCGACTGAACGCAACGGCGATGCTTGCCGGCATCGCGTTCGTGCCGTTCGTGGTCGAGGGCGGACAGATCCGCATGAGCGGCGCAGTCGCTTCACTCACGGGTAAGGTCGAGGTGCTCACAGCGAACGCGACGATCGGCTTTCCTTCGGTCACGAGCGACCTGGGAACTGATCCGATCTTGGGCGTGGCGCCGATGCAGCTGCAGCGCCCGATCGATCTGAGCGCATCAAGCGCAGAGACGCTCAAGGCGTACCTGTTCGCGACGGTGAAGACCACGAATGTGCTTCTGTCGAACAACAGCGCGAGTCAGGTCACGGCACGCGTGATGATCGCAGGCGACTTCACGGTGTGAGCGCGCCCGACGAAAAGGTGCG